TGATAGACTTCAATTGTTGACTTAAGCCTTTTAATCGCATTGTACATCGGGTGACTTGGATAAATTGTAAAATCAAATGCCCCCGTTGTATTTACTTCTAACTTTAATCTTTTGTCAAAGATTTCTAAATCCTCTACACGTGGATCATAGAGGAGATTACCATCACAAAACACTCTGTACACTATAACGCCCCCTCTTGATACTCGAATTTAACCGTTGTTCCTTGAGTTCCTGTAACTGTTAACAAGTTATCGCCTTCGTTCAAAATGATATTTGTTAAGCGATGTGTTCCAGCAACGATTACACGGGTTACATTGTCCATTTTAATGGTTACCTGAGCGCTAGTCGTAATTGTAGGAATGACACGTTTACGACTATTTTTTAACGTGATATTTGAAGTGCCGTTTGTTGGTAAGGTTACGTTCTTTGTGGTTATATTATCTTTAAAATACCATGGTTCACACCTTGCATTAATAATGATATTTCCGCGAATGTGATTTAGACGTTGAAATTCAACTGTACAACGACCAATTAAATAATATCCAGGTTTTTCAAATGTCTTAATAGCTGTCTTTTTTCCATGCATATTAGAGTTAATTATTTCTAGTTTTTCAACATACTCATCAATATTCACTCTTAAAATAGCTTCTAATGTTCTATCTTCATACTTTGGTTCACCGGTCAAAGCTTCCGTTAAGTCAATAGCTCCATCACCGGCTGGAATATCAATATAATGAAATTTAGGGTTCGCAGCACTAATATTTAGGTTCACTAGCCGTAAACCCCAATCATCATAAGTTCCAATATCATTAAAATAGATTTGGTTCATTAGCTACGCCCCCTTTTTCTTAAATCATAATCATTTCCAAAAGATTCGTTGTATTCATCTTTTGTTTTACTAATTAATGTATGTTTGTCAATATAAACATCCGTATCTTTATTTGCAATACGTTGCAGTAAAGCAATAACATTTGCATCATCATAAGTGTTATAGCTGTGACTGATGTTTGTAACACCGCCTGCATTTGCGGTTCCAAATTGCGGAACATATTTATTGATGTCCGGCACTTCTAGCAAATGATGCATAGCTTGCTTAACTTCTAGCTCTCCGTCATCAATACCTTTTGCAATCTGTGTACCAATACCATTTTTATGGATATCCACTAAAGGACTTGATCGATCTTTTGGTGGAGAAAATGGTAGAAAATCACGAATTTTTTGAGTTACATTTCCAATTGCACTAGTTACTTTCCCAATTGAATCTGTAATTCCACTTGCTATATTTCCAACAATATTTTTTCCAGCATCTCTAAATTTCGTAAAGAAGCCAGTAACGGTCGTCCAAGCATTGTTCATTCCTGTTCTTACTGCATTCTTTACATTGTTAAAAGCACCAGTAACAACGCTTTTCAAAGAATTAAAAATATTGCTGAATGTTGATTTAATACTATTTAAGATACTCGAAACAGTACTTCGAATATTATTCCACACACTTGAAGTTGTACTCTTAATAGAATTCCAAATATTTGTTACAGTATTTTTAATCGCATTAATTACTACAGTTATTACTGATTTAATCGTATTCCAGACACTTGAAATAACTGATTTTATCGAATTCCATACTGAATTTGTGGTAGACTTTACAGAATTCCAAACGCTCGTTATCACACTTTTAACGATGTTAATTATTGTGGTAATAACATTTTTTATAGAATTCCAAACTGTTGTAATCGTCGAACTGATTGCGGTCCATATTGTTAATGAAATGCTTTTTATGGCTTCCCATATTGTTGAAACGGTAGTTCTCACGGATTCCGCAGCTGTAGTAATTGCTGATTTTATCTCTTCCCAAATTACAGTAATAACATTTACAATCGCTGTCCATATTGTAAGTGCCGTTTCCTTAATTGTATTCCATAAATTTAAAATGACTTCAGTAACAGCATTCCATATAGTAGAAGTTGTTTCGCTAACAGCGGTCCATGCATTGGTTATCATTTCCCAAACAGCTGTAACTGCTAAGATTGTTGTATTCTTTATCCATTCCCAAGCCCCTAAAATATAGTCGCCAATTAAATTCCAAATGGCAGTTGTTATATTTAGAATCGTATTAAAGTATCCTTGAATAACTGTTGCAACAATTCCTATGGCTACGAATACGATATTTTTAATCACTTCCCAAGCCACACTAAAAATTGTTTTGATACCTTCCCAAATCGTCGTGAAGAAATCAGAAATACTTTGAAAGATGGTTTGTATGTTCTCCCACATTTCAGTTAATCGTTCTTTTGTACCAGTTACAACGTTATTCCAAGCAGTGACTATAACTTCTTTAATATTTTCAAAACGCTCTATTGTTCCCGTAACAACATTTTGCCAAGCCGACATAACTTTCTCTTTTATGTCATTTAATCGCTCCATGGTTCCGGTTGCGACATTATTCCATGCATTTGTTACAGTATCTTTAATATCGTTGAAGCGATCAATGGTTCCTGTAACTAGATTATTCCAAGCCTCAACGACAGCTTGCCATAATTGAGATGCTTTTTCGCTTATGGTTTCCCAATTTTTCCATAATAAAACCCCGACAGCTATTACCGCACCTATAGCAGCCGCAATAGCAACTAATGGCCAGTTAATCGTAACAAGAGCCATACCAAATGCTGAGGTGACAGCTAACAGGGCAGTTTTAACTGCTGTTACAGTAGCGATAACCCCGCTAATTACTTTAAAGGCTGCAACAGCTCCCATAATTCCCGCAATTAAAGGCGACCATGTATCAATAAATTCGCTTATTTGAGCAATAACTTCTCTAAAGTCAATAGACAAGATAACATCAGTTACTTGCTTAATAGCACTTTTAATCGTTTCCCAAGCTTCTGATTGTGCAAAGTCAGAAATCATCTGTTTTCCAGTTTCGAACACATCGACAACTACCTGTTTAAAAGTTTGAAAAGCTGTAGAGTTTTTAACTGTGTTAAATAAAGTAGCTAGCCATCCAATTAATGGTGCGATTGCTCCAGAGGCCTTATTTAAAGCTTCTTCAATTGTTTCGCCTACCATAGATATCATTTCGCCAATCGAAGGGAAATTAGCAGCGACTAAGGCTTCGTCTATACTTTCTATCATGTTTGCTAATCCACGTGATACAGCTGTACGCATATTGGCCATGGATGTTTGAATTCCACCAGTCGCATCTTGTGCAATTTGTTGTAAGGATGCTAAACCGCCTCCCCCCTCTTCGTTAAGGGTAATCAATGTATCCATGAACTTATCTACTTCAATTGAGCCGTCAGAAAGACCAGACTTTAACTCTCCCATCGTTAAGCCCATCATATCGGCTATCGCTCTTAAAGATGGTCCCATGTTTGAGTTCAACATTGAGTTCCATTCCTGGCCACGAATACGTCCATCTGCTAATCCTTGTGAAAGTTGTAGTACAGCATTATTTGCCATTTCAGACGTACCACCAAAACCTAAAACAGCATTATTTAATGCTGAATAGATTTTTTCAGATCGTCCTAGATCTCCTGTTGCAGATGCCATAAGTTGAACGCCGTTAACAGCTTCGTTTAGAGGAGTTGGTAAGCCCTTAATAGAAGCGTTTAAATTATCCATCATAGTGCTCGTTTCATCAGCACTAAAGCCCATGTTTTCGAATACCTTATCTGATGTACGTAAGGTGTCTAAACGCTTGATCGCTCCATCCATACTATTTTTTAATAAATTAAAGCCTGCTTGTGCCAACTTAACTAACCCAAAAGCTTTAACCATATCCGTTACTCTTGAAGTCGTATTTTTAACATGATTTCCAAGACCTTCAAAGACTCCTTTAATGCCTTGAACGGACTTTTCAGCAGGTTTTCCATCTGCCCTTATTTCTATCGTTACTGTTCCATCAGCCATTAGTCCACCTCCATTTTGGGTAATTTATAAATGCTCTTCAATCTCGATAATTCTTCACGTTCTTTTTCTGTACCTTTCCCAGTTGGTAATTCACGAGTGCGAATATTAATAATTTGTTTAATTTTCGTATCATCAGATAATCCTTCAAATAATGCTAAAAAGACTTCCCAGTGCATTTTCTCGTGGAAGTCATATAGATTCATTTGATAGTCTTTTAAAAAACTTGAATATATATATTTTGCGTCGTGTACAAAATCGTAAGTACGCTCATTCGTTTCCTCTTCTTTTTTAGGCGGTTTAAACTTGTTGCCTAAAATGTCAATCAAATATTCATCTTCTGTTTCATTTTGATTTAACAAGCTTTCAAAAATAGTTTTTCTTAGTTCAGAAGCATATTCAATGTTTTTAATTTCATTAAAATAACCATGAGAAAATTCTTCTTCTCCTGTAAGCATATAAAGCGTGTCTACAAGTTTTTGAGCATTATTCAACTCTTTATCTTCAATGATTTCGAAAACTGTCAGAATGTTATTAAAGCTCATGTCAATATTAAAAATGCGTCCTTTGAACTCAATTTCTTCGTTCAAAGGACGCTTTTCTGTGAGTAACATAGACTCACCTTATTTCTTTTTTCGATTACGGTACTTATTTGATTTTTGATTTTGTTGTTTTTCGTAGTAATCTTCAACATATTCCATGGCTGTTCCAAAAGCCTTCACAGTTGCTACTATACTTTTATTATCTTCATAGACTTCACGAAAAGCCGTTTCACCAAACATTGGTGCATAACTCTTACCGTAAGTATCAACTGCTTTATTCAACAGTTCATTAAATGTTTCTTTATTCAAGTCTTCATCTTCTAAATTTCTAAGTCGCTCTAGCTCATCATTTGCTTGTTTAAACTCTGGTGTTTCATCAATTTCGAGCATTTCCATAAGCGCTCTATCAGAAACGTCAGCTGTCACTAGAACTCCACCCATTTCAAATTCTAGAGTGGGTGTATTTAGATTAATTTTAATTGCCATACATTATTCATCCTTTACTTTTAACCGCCTGGAGTTTCTTCAACCTTCTCTGGCTTTCTGTCCCATGTGATTGTGGCATTAAACTGATCATAACCAACCGCTTCTCCACCACTTACACTAGGTTCTGTTACTGTGGCACGTCCTGCATGTACAGTTCCATCTGGTAAAGTACGTCTAAACCAAACTTTACGATCATCACCAATACCAAATTCCATATCAGCGATTAAGTTTTGCGCAGGATCGTCATAGTTTCTGTATCCAGTAAAATTGTAACCGACGGCCATTGAAGTAACGTCTGTTTCAGGTGTCCCATCACCATCTAAAAATCCTTCTGTTTCTGATTCTTCACTATTTGCTGGCTCAGCTGCATTAATATGTTTACCAATTTTTAACCAACCTTCTTCAGTGTATTCTGAGCCATCTTCAAAAGGTTGAATCTCGAATATTGTATTCGCTACTTTGTATCTCATTTATTTCGCTCCTTTTTACGTATAAATTGTTAATTCTACTTGAAAATCCAATAAAAAAACGAACCAGCCCTGATCATCAATCTGATTAATAAATGGCTTATTCGTCATCGTTAATCTATGAAAGTCAAAACTTCCATCTGTGCTATTCAATTCATTTAAAGTCTCTAACTCATTTTGCACTTCCCATAAAGTTTTATGAATTCTAGACTGTATTTTTGATTGCATTGCAATTTCATAATTTAATTGTTGATCCGTCGTACCATCCATAAACTCATCAATTATTCGTCCTCCAGGTAGTGGATACAAAACAAAAGATTCATCACTATCTAAATAACCTAATTTCATTTTTAGAGGAACATCTAGTCCGTTAATAAATTTCATGATTTGATTTGGAAAATCCATTACTTAAAATCAGCTCCTCTCGCAAATGCATTGATCCAAGCCTTTCCATGATTACTTTCAGCCTTCAAATCCCACCTTGGCCCTGTTCCTGGAGTGGTATAATTCTTATGCTGTCCATAGAATTGTTTTCTGGCATACTTTTGATGATAATTCACTGCGCTTGCGTCAATGTTGATAGACGTCGCTTGCCTCAAGCCCCCTTCTTTAAAAGGCACATATTGATTCATATCCGCTAACATTTGATTCGCTAGTGCGTAACGTCCTCTGCGATAATTCCTTTCAGAGAATTTCTCTTCAATCCTTCGAATGTCTACTTTTACATCAACTTTCACAGCTAAATCACCTCAATTTCATAAGCATAGAGCTTATCGCTTAGAGGTTCTTTAATTGGCAATACTCTTGTTATTGTATGTTCAATTTCATCATAAATAACTTTTGATTCAACTTTAAAATCAACAATTGGAGTGGTCAAGTCTACGTAACAAAAAATCACACCATTGTACAAAAGTCGTTTACCTGCAGACGAATGTGTAAATTCTGCTCCCTTATCAATTCTACAATGCTTAATTTCGATTTCTTCAGCATATTCAGGTTCAGACCAATCATTTGTGTCTAAATACTCTTTATATTCAAAGGTATCTGTTAAAAACTCAATAGGTGGTTTCATTGAACACCACGGTACAATAACCCTGTGCCTTCTAAATAAAGATAAACTTCATTCGCTATAAGAGAAATTTCAGATGTCTTTGTGCTTTGCCTACTCCCCATTGACACACTTGTTCTACCAGCAGAAAAGGATTGTGGTGTTTTATTTAGTCCATAATGACTAATAGCTCCTGTTTCTTTAAAGTATTGAATTTGAGCGACTAAAGCTTGTTTAAAACGATTTGCTCGATACTCAATATCACGATCTAACTCATTAAATATATAAAAGTTGTTCGTTAGACTATCGAGTACAGAGGAAGCAAGAGGAAGAAATTTATTAAACTCTTCCTCTTCTACCTTTTGCCCAATGTTTATCTCTTTAAATTCTTCAAACGTAAGATAAGCCATTTATTTAACCTCCTCAAAAGAGGAAGCCTATTTAGCTTCCTCATCGTCTTTTTTGTCTTTTTTATTGCCTTCAGTTTTTGTATCTTCTTTTTTATCTTCATCGATACGTTCCATTACTTTCTCAATTTTCAAATGTCCGAAGTTGTCTTGAACATTCTTTTCAATCTCTTCAGAACGTTTTACTGTCATTTCAAATTCTTCACCTGGTTCAAATACTTTCTTTTCCACGTAACCTTCAAATTTAACTAGGGCTTTATATTTAGCCATTTATTTAACCTCCTGGAACTTCATTTGGGTCACCTAATACAGATACATATACGCCCTCTTTTTGCTCTTTAAGCACAAACGTATCATGGTACAAACGGTTTTGGTATAAATATCCATCACCTTGTGTATGTTTTCCAGGCTCGAACAAGAAAATAGCGTTGTGTTTAGCAACTGAAATTTGTGCAGGTTTTGCAACTACTAAAAAATTAATCTGATCACCAGTTGGTTTAAATCCATCAGAAAAATCAAATTCCGTATTAAAGCGATCAATGTCCCATACTTCTTTAAGTGTTACACCGTCTAGAGAAGTAATTCGAGACTCTAAAGCTGTTTGACCAACATTTTGGTTTGTAATGTTACGAGTAAACTCTTTGGATCGTTCTAATAAGTCCATAGCCTCACTAGACATATAAACAATAATGTTACCTGCTCCAAACTTACGGATTGGTAAAATAGCTTCTTTTAATCGAGAATAAACATTTTCAACTGTCAATTGCTCTTTAGCATTATTCTTGTTTTCAATAGCTCTCGTTGCAAGCTTAGAGAAACGGTAAGCATCCACGTCTGGCTGTGCTTGCTCTTCGATAAATGTTCTAGAGATCCGTCCAACCTCTAAATCACGATTTGTTTCGTCGACATCCATAGAATCAATGTAAAACTCCACATCTCGATCTTGTGTCATGGTGTACACTTCTTTTTCATTTGAATAAGAGCCTTCGTTAAACCCTTTGTTTCGTGTATGTGGTTTGTAACCACTTGTCGAGATCGTTGTTAAAGTAAATGATTTACCTCCTGCAACCAACTCAACACCAGTAGTTTCTAATTCCTTAGTAATTAGTCCTTGAACTAACTTTTGATCAAACTTTGATCCATCTTTTGTAATATAATTAATCGCCATTATTTTTTACTCCTTTTCTATAATCCTAGGCCTTCTTCCAAGGCATTTTTATCTTCTCCAGTATTTCCATTAGGGTCTTCGCCTGATTGAATTTGCGGGTTTCCATCGTCATCTTCTCTGGTTTGAAATAAATAAGCGTCAGATTCTTTCAAAGCTTCTAATTGTTCGTCTAAACCTTTGATACCCTCATCAGTTATTTCAACTTTTTCAGCATCTAATAAAGCATTGACTGCTTTAGGATTTCTAGCTCCAGTCTTTACTAGCGCTAAATCAATAGCAGCTTGTTTTTGAGTTGCAACACTTTCTGTTTTGAGTGTTTCAACTTGATTTTTGTAATCCTCAATCTGAGTCTGCAAATCCTCATTTGATTTATTACCTTTTTCCAAGCTATTGATAGTCTCGTTGGCCGTTTGCAACTGAGTATCTAAATCTTCTTTCTGTTGCTTTAATTTGCCGTAACGATCATCAATATTTTCTTCACTTGAAAGATAAATATTGTTTTCTTTCATGTCTGAAAGTACCTCAACTGCTTTATCTTCATCCAAACCTTTACTTACTAAAATTTCTTTTAAATCCATTTTCTATTCTCCTTTACGCTTTTTACAAGGTTGCTTCTTGTAAGTATGTTTGTTCTTTTACGTCTGCAAACTGTTTAAAAAAGACATTAAAAATAGCCACCACTCATTGAGTGCTGACTTGTTAAACATATTCTTTTGTTCGCTTGCGCGTGTCTTCTTTAATTAGATTTCTGCGTATCTTAGATATTTCTTTCTTATGCTTCTTTTTGATTTGTTTATCTGAAAGTTCTCCACGATAGTAATATCCAAATACATTTCTTGATTTGATATTAAAATTACTCATAGATAACACCTCTTACAGATATGCTATTTTCTTCTCGACCATAGCGATCACCTACTTCCTTTTTTTGAGCCCCGTTTTATAAGCCTTTAAATATAAACCGTTTGATAAACCTATGTTAAAAGGTCTAAAAATTTCCGAAAGTATAAAGTAAAATAATCTCATCACATACCCACCTATTTATTAAAAACTCTTAATTAGCGTATCTAATGGTGTATAAACTTGCTCTCTTGCATAGTTACGATTTAAGTATTCGCTGTTTTCATTTAGATGATCTCTCATAGCCTTTTGAGACTTTGAAATCATTGATTTCCAACGATTTACATCATCACTACCAAATTCTTCTGCTATCATTAAATTCTTTTTATATTTAACAATACGACGTTCTAAAGTTCTTTGACGAGTTTGTGCATCAGCAATCATTTTATTTTGAATTGGATCAAATTTAGGCTGATTATTAGTATTTACTCCTGGTATAAATGGTATATGGTCATGTCTACAGTTAACTCCTCGATGTCCGCCTGGTTCGCCGTATTCAGCTCCCCAGTATGGATCATATATACTTCTGTAATTATGTTCGCCTTCTGGTATCTCACTAGGCAACCTTAAATCAACCACTTGTCCTTGAATTCGTGAACATGCTGCACGTGCACCCATATGTGAAGTAACAACGACCGTATAAACATCAAATTCTTCCATACGTTCTTTTTTTACTGCGTTATAAGTATTGCCTAAAGTGGATTTCATGACAGTTCTTGTATAACGCTCCAGACTCCAAGTATGACCACCCTTATCAACGAAAGCACTTCGGATACCTCTTTGAGCCATTTCTTGAACGGCTTTTTTAACTGCTTCTTCTTGTGTGTAGATTCCAGTACTAAATAATGCACTTCCACGATTTAAAACGTCTGTATATTCACGAGTTAGAAGACTGCCAGCACCATAATTAGTTGATACAAGTGTCTGATTTACTAAATTATCAATTCCACTCCAAGCTTGATTGTAAAAACCACGCATGATATCATCCAACCGATTTGGAATAGAAATATTCTCCATATTTAATGCTTTATCAACAGATTCAATCGCTCCTAGTTCAGCTTCTTCAAATCTTTTTAAGATTTCTTCCTGTGCGACTGGTGCAAGTTCTGCTAACATTTCTGCAACTTCCCGATTTAAAAGCCTTAAATCCCTTAAATGTTCCAATTGCCATTGAGCAACAGAATCAATACCGGATTTTTTAATGCGATCAATGATTAAACGAATAATTTCGCCTTCCAGACTTTCATAAAGATGTGCAACTTGAGAGGACCACATATCTAATTGATAGGGTGTAACTGGTGCCATTTAAATCACTCCGTTTCACCGAATAAATTAGTTTCTTGAATGACTTCTTGTTCTTTTGGATCTAACCCTTGTTCTTCCCGAATAATCTCTTGTTGCCATTCTAAAGCTGTTTTTTCAGTTACATTAAGCATTTTAGCAGCCGCATAATAGTTTGGCACAAAACGCATTGTCGCAAGCTTGCTGTAGTATTCTAGTTTTTCATCTTGTGATTGAAATACGCCATCATCAAAGTCTACAGAGATATTTAAATTTTTAGGTTTAGCATATAATTTATTTGCATGCGCTAGCTCAAAAATACTAATAACTAACTCTTTTAACGCCTCTTCAACGATTAACACGTTATCGGCTCTTGTTGAATATGTTTCAGAGTTTTCTGAAATAATCTCAGTAGCCGTTTTTACCGATTGGCCATCAAAGCTAAATGTTCCCGGACTAAATCCAGTCTGTAATTCAATAATTTGGAGAATAAAATTAATTGTTTGGGTAAATTCACTCGCTCGTAAACTAGGTACAAATTCTTCAATGTTCGGTTCGTCTGATTTAATCATGCGGTAAGAAGTCGTGTCATGGTCAAACTGTTGTTTAGGTCGCCCATGATTATCAAATCTCGTTTTAAAGAAATGATCAGATGCAATAATTTTCCGCTCAGCCTGCTTAACTTCCCACATGAATTGATCGTATTTTTCATTAATATCTTTAATCTGTCGTTTTGAGTTATCAATAATCCCCAACGATAACGGACTGTGTAAATCTTTGTTATTTTTTCCAGCCAGCTTAATGTGGACGAATAAAGGACGTGTAAAGTTCTTCAGGACAGATCTAGATTGCAAGTTCTTATATTTGTCCAACGACTTCAAGTTAACTTTATAACCTAATTTGTCGCTTTTCTCCGAACGATATAGTTCGTTTTCTATTACATAACTTCCACTTTCCCAAGTGTGCATCTCAAGCAATGTATAATTAACTTTCTTTTCACGCTCGGTAGTGGTTGTTACTGTAGTAAAAGCCATTTCAGAAATATCATTAGAAGTTGAGTTAAGCGGAAAGAATGAACCTGCCCTAGCATATGAGATTTTGATTTGGTTCAACCCTGGATCATAATAGGGTCTTAGAACCAACCCGCCAATCGCATAACCAGCTTCTAATTCTTCTCCAAAGTTCTTTCGAAACTTCGTATGCTCGAAAGTCTCTTCAAGAAACTGATTTGCTTGTTCATCATCATTAATGGCAATTTCTACACCTTCATTAAAAACAAGCTTGCTCATCTTTCTAGCAAGAATCTTTGGAACTTGTAAAGAATGAAATTCACGTTCTTGTTGTTTATTCTCACTATTTAAATACTGCACCTTGTCATAACTTGATTTGTAGTGCTTAATGTTGTCACGAATACGACTTAACTCACCTTTACTAATAGCAATTTTTGGATGTTCTGTTATGTCATTCAGTTCTTCTACCATTCCTAGCTTTACACCGCCCTTCTTAAACCAATTCTTAATTTTTTCAAACACCTAATCACCTCATTTACTTTACATAGTAGTTGTAGAAGTAATTTCCGCCATAGCGCAATTCATCTGCAGCATGGTTATCTTTATCAACCGGAAGTCCGTTATCATTTCTTACGTACATTCCTAGTTCTTTTATCAAATTATAATGATCATATTCTCCATCAATGTCATATAAATAGAGTTGTTGATTATTAAACAAGTTTTGCACTCGCTCAATACCCGTTTCAATTCCTCCCCCCTTGCGTTTAGCATCAGAAGCATTGTTATCAGCTTTGTCTGTATCAATACCTACCAAATGTAATTCTTCTCTTAATGACTTAGCCGCTGGGTCCACAAAGAAGTAGTTCCAATAAGGATAGTCCGGCCACTCGTTATAACACCATTCGAGGAATATTTTAATTTCTCGTGCATAAACACTCATAGCCTTTACGCCTGTATCAGCTCCTGAATGGTAGTAGTTAGCCATTCTATAAAGATAATACTTACCTTTATCAAAAGTTACTGCCCAAAAAGCGCAAGTTGTTGCATCAGATTGACCAGCGTCCGTTGTGAAGAATGTTTCCATCACACGACCTTTAATTTTCTTAGTCATGTGCTTGTCTTGGTCAAACATATTGTAAATAACGCCCTGTGGCATCACTCTCTGTCCTAACCAGTCACGTTTATATAAATAGTCACTAACTATCAATTCATCGTGTAATTGCTGTTTACGCTCTTTTGTAAGGATAGGGTTATCATGCGGTGTCCAATGTCTGAATTTAAAAGTTCCAGCATTTTCAAAACGTTCTAATCGTTCTAGATTCGGATGATTAGGAGCTGGTGGGTTTTGTTCCCCTAGATGATAGCGCCATTTAGCAGCAAAAGTACGTCTAAACGCTTCTTCAATAAATTCGCTATTAAGCATGTCTAACTCAAGAAAAACAACTGAGCCAAGCGAAATACCACGAATAGAACCAACAGAGTTAGCTTTCCCGCCACCTTTGTAGTAAATCTTCTTTTCTTTACTCTTGTCGCCATCTGGAGAGTGTAATAATAAATGGTCCCCATGATCATCATGCCGTAATGTAGATACGCCATCGAACACGTGTATCAAACCTAAACCGTCTCCGTCCATAAACATACGGAAAGCTTGCTCTTGGTTATAAGCACTCACTAAGTGGTTTTGGTCTGGACTATTTGCATAAAAATAAGCCATTTTATAAATATCGGCTGTTGTCTTCCCACTACGGGGAGTTCCTTCATTTAACTCGAATGTAATTCCTTTTAGATCTTGTCTAATTGTCTCTTTTTGCTTAGGACTAAATTTAATCTTCATCTTCATTCACCACATCAACAAGCGATTGAAGTAATTCGAAACCTTTACCTGTAGCTTGTAATTTATCTGCTTCAGACTTGATAATTTCAGCATGAGCTTTAGCTTTTTCAAGTTCTGCATTCATTCGCTCTAATTCAATCTTACGAGAATCATCTTCATCAGCCATAGCTACATACTGTTTAATTAAATTTGATAATGTAGATATCGCCCTAGATTGTGCATTCATAAAAGCTTCTTGCTTTTGATAAGCCATATGCCATTCTCTTTTTTCTTCAACCTGTACTGGTTTACCCTCATCATCTTGAAATGTTGGATCTAATCGGAGGCTCGTCATGTTATTAATATCATCATTAGAATCTTTAACATGCATTATCTTTTGAGCTCTAATAATCGCTGTATACTGAATCAGTATATTTTCCCAAATCATATCAGCAGGTGACTTCTGGGACAGCTCTCTAATAATCTCTAATGAATCTTCCGGTAACCAGTTTGCGAACAAACCATGACTCACTGCGTTTTTATTGTTAGGTGGAGGACTTGCATTTGAATTACCTGGATTGCCCTTAGCGTTATTATTATTGCGTTGGCCACCCGGTTTATCTGTTGCGTCGTCCGTTGCAACGGTGCGTCCCCACTTTTCACGATTCTTTCGGCTGCGTAGAGTTGAATATTTTACATTGTGTTTATCAGCCAAAGCACGCATTGTAATGTCATTTTCTTCAAATTCTTTTCTAATTGCTTTCCAGTCCGTCACATCTCTACACCACCTCGCTCATCGTGTTTTGTTTTGTAATTTAGTGCATTAAAAAAGACCTCCGAAGAGGTCAATTTAACAATTATTAGTTAATTATTTATTAATGGTTGTACAGTAGAATAGATGCCCATAAGCAACGAAACTAAACTAGCAACATTACTAGCCGTTTCTCCAGATGTATTAATTGTATTTAACGCTTTTTTAAATAATCCATCAGCTTCATTTTTATTATCAGCTTTAGCAACTGCATGGATTTCTTTCAGAACTTCATTTAGTTCTTCGGCAGACAATTGAGTTCGTCTGTTTATTTCAACTATTTCTTTCAATACAGATGTATTTTCTACGATTTCAGATAATAGCTTGTTTGCTGCTTCTTGTTTTTCTATTAAGTCATATGTTGGGTTACGAGGCATTTCTATATTATTTAATTCATAGTCATGTACTGGCATTTCAAACTCAGGTAGATTTAATTTAAAACTGCCTGTTTTTTTCATCGCTTCGCTAAGCGCTTTACCCACATCGCTTATACCAAAATCATCCGACATTTCTTTCGCTCCTTTTATTTTTATTATACAACAAAAAACGCTCTAATCCCATATAAGATTAGAGCGTAAAAACAAATAAAGGAGGTAGATCACTTAACAATAAATAGCTGTTCACCTATTCATCGCACTTATAGTATATAATATTATTAGTCTCAAGTGTGTCTCACAATCGTCTCAAAAGTGTCTC